TTTTACATGCTCACTAGCTGCTTTGATTGCTAATTCCGTAGCTGAGTGATAGTTCTCGGTATCATGCTTTTCTTTTTGAATTAGTCTATCTGCATGCGCATCTCCTGCCTTTAACATAACTTCCAGTCTTTCGGTATCAGCTCGTTGTTGATCAATACCAACTTTCGCCGCCTGAGCTGCCATTTCAGCTTCTTGTTTATGAGCTTCCAACATAATCTTTTTCTCATCATTTTGAGCTTTTAACTTTAACGGATTATTTTGTTCAGCCATTTGAGCCTGCATAGCTGCTTGCTGCTGCATTTCTTTACTAAATTCTTCCGCCATAACTTTCAATTGATCTACACCTTTAATCTCTAGATTATCAAGTAATACCAGCAAGCCCTTGGTATTCATAAATTGCGAGAATATGGGCATTGCTTGAGATAAGCCTATTATCTGTTGAAGAGCCTTATTTTTTTGCACAGAAAAATTAACGCCAGGATCTACCCTGACCTGCAATGCATTATCAGAATATTCTAGGCGAGGTGTTCCATGGTCATTAACTCTGACATATCCTTTTTTGCCGTCCATTTGGACAATTGGAATAGTTCTTGGTGTCTGACAAATTTTTGGCAAATGATTGACTGCCCACTGACATGATCTATTCAAACCTTGTAAAAATCCTACAACATAAGGCATTGCAGCAGAATTTGATTGTGTAGCACCTTCAACAATAGCAACACCAGATAATTGATTATCGTTTATTCCGAGAGAGGCATCATAAGATCCCAAGATGGTTTGCACTGTTTGATCAGATACAGCAAAAGTATTCATAATTTCAGGAGGGGCTGGAACTCTCGGAACAGCCGACGGCGTGGGAATTGGCATATCTGGATTTTCGTCTTTAAACGCTTTGTGCACGAAAACAGATGCTATTTGCGGGTTAGTATAAGCCTTCAGGTAATCTTCATTCTCAGGAAGTGCCTCCTCAGCGATCATTATCTTAGACTGAATTAAATTTTCTAATTCATTAGCTAAAGTTTGTCCCGCAAAATTCTTTAATTTTTGGATACCTCTTGCATGGTATACGTAAGGACGAGTTAACTGACTAACGGACGCATCGACATTATCTCTGATTAAAACGGAATTACCATCCACAAAAATATGGGGCAACATCGAATAATTAGTTGTCTCATGCTCAATGATTTCATTTTCTATTAATACATAACGCTCGATTGACTCAACATCTGTCATCCTAGAATTAATAATTTGAGGAGGTTGCGGAATCATACCAGCCTCTTCCCACATTTTTAACAGATCGTTATATTCATCCTTGGCCATAACCTGACCATTCGCAAGCTGCACAATTCTGCTTCTTTTATGGACTTTCTCGAAATATTCTGCAACCAAAATAAATCTCTCTTTACTATTTCTGTAAGCCCAATTGTAACCACTCAAGTTACGTTGATACCTTATATCGTCAATTTTTACGTGAGGATAGTCTCTCTTAAATCTTTCTAATGTATAAGGGAATAATTCGAAACTAAATTGACCATCACCCTTATGAGTTGAATTTGCCATTACGTCAAATCCGACTAAAGTTGGATCAAAGCAACGCTCCATTTTTATGACCTGATTAAACGCTCTGTTATGTGGATAATCGATAATCATTTTTATGGCACTAAATCCACCTATCAACAAATCAGTATAGATCCTATATTCGAATGACTCTTTGTTAGCTTCATAAAGAATGTGTTTAAAATGACCTTCTAGTATTTTTAATGTATCTAAATCAATCGGCGTATCATAATCTGGAAATATTTCGATCGATGGCTCTTGTTTACTGAACTCACCTCTTAATCTAGAGATATAAGCTTCTAGAAAATTAAATTCCAATGGAGGTTTATTGATAGCATCTAGAGTGGATTTTTCGGTGTCAGATAAATTGGTGTCGCAAACAAATTTAAAGAATTCGCTATAGCGAACATAATTCGGTCTAAAATACTGTCTGAAAGCATCTATATTATCCTTGATGCGCTTATGCTCTTTTTGTATTTTTTCGGCAACCATGAAAATTTATCCCAAAAATGGATTAAAATTTGGGTTTATTATACATAATAGAACACAAACATACTAATTTTTACATAATATGCTTCCTTTTTTTGTAATTTTCCATATTTTTGAATCCAGACATGATTATTTTTGATTTATTCTCATTATTTTGAGTATTTATTCTTCTGGTTATGGATTGATCAATCAATGCAGCTCTTATTGCAAAACACATCGTATCTGCAATGTCGTCAAATCGGTGAGTGTCATTTGCTGTTATCTTTTTGCAATGCTCAATGCACATTTTTGTGTGCTTTCCGTATTGTGGCAATGATATCAATTGTTCGGCAACATAAGGCTGGCATTGCAAGAACCGAACAGTTTTATTAGAGAAAGATTGAGACGGAGATATATTGGAAGTATTGACATTTGTCACCCTCAAACCCTGCATAGACTTTAATACACTCAGTAGAGTTGTTCCGGTCGACTTACCCTCAATAACTGCCTGCCTAGGTTTTATTTTGTGACTCATGCATAACGTATAAAATGACAAAAATTCATTCATTAGATCTTTGGGATCTATCCTGATTTCTAAGCAGTCTATCCAGTGTAAACCGAGAATATCGGTTTCGATCCCATCTCTTTGGACATAATAAGTACCCCAAAAACTAAAAACAGTGGCGTCATTATAATTTTTTTCAGTTTCGGCGGTATCTGCCGTTATAAAGGTATCAATAATTTTTGGTTCATAATCAGTACAATAAAACCATTCTGGTTTAAAAACACTTCCGCCAGCCGGCTGGGGCTGCTGTTGGATCTGAGAAAAATAAAAATAAGGATTGAATTCCTGTTCGCGGTCTAATGTTTCTTTTGTATGAAGCTCGGGATACAGGATATTTCCATGCTCATCGCGCCCTGGTAACTTCACGATATCCCACACACTTCCATCTTTTCCTTGCTCCAAATAATCGGATAGATCCTCCTCTCGCAATCGTTGACCAACAACCAACATCCCAACATTTGATCCTGAGCGTATGACACGAGCTTTCACACTCTCATTATAATTATTTATTGTTTTTTCCCTCATTACATCGCTATGAACATCTTCAATATTATGGGGGTCATCATAAATTGGAATACCAGAGAATCTATCCAGGTGCGGTAAACCCGCATCTTGACCACCAATTGACCCACCACTTCCAAATGCCATAACAGAGCCTCCAGCAGTAGTCCTAAAATTATCTTTAGCTTTACTATCCTTTGCTAATTCGACTCCGAATATTCTTTTATAGAGAGGTAATTCCATCAATCTTTTTATAGTGTAGGTATGCTTAGCGGCTAGATTTTTTGAATAAGAAATGTACATGAAATTGCAATCAGGATAACGTGACATTGCCCAAGCTATGAAATGAATGCAGAGCTCGCTTTTAGCAAATCCAGGTGGGACATTTATTATTAATCGTTTTGTTTCCAATCGGAAAAGACGGGTTAATTGACGACAAATAGTAATGAAATGAGATTCTTGTGATACCGGATGACTTAATCTGAACTCTCGCCCTGTTCTTTCTTTAAAAAAAACCTGTGTAAATAATAGCAGAGAGCCCCAAAGCTTGGCTTTTAACTCAATCAAGATATTATTTTCATCAGTTGGCATATTGACTCAGACTTAATTTAGTGTGATTATTATAAGTCTAGTAACACGCTAGTCCCTGACCGGGTTTTGTTAATCGACATTAAAGGGAGTGGTTGGATCCACTTTATTAATGCCGATCTGATAATAGCTCCCTACTTCTTGTTCTATAGAAAATAGGGGGCTATGGCCTTATTCATCAATCATTTTTTTCTAATATCCTTTCAATTTTACCAAATACTCCATTGATAATAGCTACATCAGTAACAATCTCCGGTGGATTAGGCAAATAACACCATGCTATCAATTCATATTCTTCGCCTATTAATAAAGTATCATTTGTTATGAACCATTGTTTCATTTCGATATTGAAATGAACAATGTCATAAAACCTTGAATTATTCGCATTGCTATGCAAATAGCCTAATGCATAATCATTATTCTTTGGAATCAATTGTGGGCTTCGCCAGATTTTCATTTACTTTAGTATCCAAATTAATCATATTTATTCTTAAAGTTTCCAAATTTTCTAGTTTCATTACAATTCATCCCCTGTAGCGCCCCATTTCAATTCCTTTAATATATTTACTAATCGTTCATTTCTTTCTTTTCCAGATTTATATGATTCATACAAATCTGGAATTTCACCCACAGGACTAGCAGCAAGATTGTCTGAAAATCTAATAGCAATATAATAATCATTCCCCAATTTATCTGGATGTGAATTAAAATAAGGCCATATTGCACCTATATAGTCGTCATTCAACCAAATACCACTAAATTTAATAAACATAATTAATATCCTTTTTCAGTATCATTTGTTATGAACCATTGCTTCATTTCGATATCATTCGCCAATTTATTTCGAGGCTTTTTATCATATTTAACAAGCTCCTTTCCCTTATCTTCATCTTTATAGGCACCCAACTTTTTACGATTACGATTAATTTTAAGCCATTGGCATGCAATGTTTACTTTATTCATTAGAGGCATCCACCACACAAAGATTCACTACTAGCTCTAATTTGTACTTCATTCTCTAATTCAATATTTTTTTTAGATACCTCAAAGAGCTTTTTATCATATTCAACAAGCTCTTTTTGGTCATCAAATCTAACTTTTTTAGTTTCTACTTCTTTAGCATCACTAACAACAGGCTCTGTTCTTTCTACATAAGAAAAGAATCTTAACTGACCATTAATCATCTTAAAACCATTAGATGATTGTAATTTACGGTGATGCGGCCTATCTTCTTTCATCTCATTAGTCCTTTTTATAATAGTTCTTTACACTCTTCAAATATCATCATTCCTTATTTTTGCTTCTCATTGCTTCCTTTATTTTTTCTGTTAATTCACTGGTTAATATAAGACCTTCGACTTCGAATTGTTCATCATAACACTTGATGCAATAAATAAGATTTGGTTCATTGTCTTCAGTCGAAAAGATTTCATGTTTTTCCAATATCCCATGCTTTTTGCAGAAGTATGTAATCATTCCATGAGTCGTTGAAAGCTGACCATCACTTCCAGTCTTTGGCTCTACATATTCTTCGACTTTGAATTGCGTATATTCCTGAAAGTCATAATCAGTTTTGCATTCAACGCAGTAAGCAGTTCTAGGATGTTTATCAGTTGATATGAACTGAACTTCATTTTCTATAACACCATGCTTTTTGCAGAAGTATTTAGACGCAGGAAGTACATTTGAGATCAGCATAGTCATTCCTTATCCTCTATCACACAAACACATTCTTTCATCTTCTCCCTATGAATCTCTTTTGGGGTTATTGGATGTAATATTGGATCTAATACTAATGAAGTAATTATAAGTACAACACATATCGCAGGAAGTATATTGAACATCATAGTTATTTCTTATCCTCAAGCATATCATCGAGCTTTTTATTACTTTTTCGGGAATCTTCCCCATCTTTTAAGAACTTCAGCAATATCAGAAGTTGTAGGTTTTCCAGTTAATCTCAAGTATTCATCCAGTGGATAGGGAACTCCATTTGCTGAGAACATTTTAATATTATCGTTTTTTATAAAATAAATATCTGGAATTGATGCCTTCATTTTTATTTCTGCCATGGTCTAATACTTCCATCTCTATCCCACAAAGCACAACACATTCTTCCATTCACAGATTGCTGTACTTTGGGATGGACACAGAAACCAGCCTGACCATTCATTTGTCTTATAAATCTACAATTAAAACAATTGGTTCCTCTTATTTCTTGAGGAAGAGTGATTAAGTCAGCCTCCTTCGCCCTATGAGTTTCTTCTGGGGTTTTTGGATCTATTCCGCCTTTTTTATTTATGTTCATTAATCATTTCCTTTGCTCTTTTTGTCATTCATGCACCTAATACAATTATCAATGTCTACATCCATCCTATACTCCAGACTCTCTTCAAGATAATTAGACATTCTTTCGATACACTCATCTAAGTCACCACAAATTCCACCTATCGGAAAAACTAAATTATAGCCAAATTTATTATAAGCAATACAATATTTTTCTCTATCGCAGTCATATGATATCAAAATGGGTATTTTAACCCCTCCGCATTTTATATATTTGGGGAGCCCATCAATTGATTTTTTCATAAATATTAAAACTCCTTCTCGAATTCTTTAATCTTATCTTCTAGCTCTGTTAAGTCTGTATCAGCAGTTACAGTTAATGCCTGCATTTTCTCTGGAGCATAATGACCCTGCATCTTATTAATCAAATCCATGGCTTTAATGGATGCATCCTTATCCATATTAGTATGATCTTTTTCTTCTAAAGGGGTAGATACATTTCTAATATGTCGAGCATATTCCAAATTCTCTTTAAACGTATCCACTGTATTTTCTTTGATAGCATTTAAATGCGTTGCTATGAGATTCTTCACTGCTATTCTCCTCAAATATTGGTAACCCATCTGTCTAGCATGATTTTCTTTAATACCGATAGCAATTGCTGATTGAGTGGCATTCATATAGGTTGGCCCTGGACGTAAATAATGAGTAACAAACTGCAATTGCCTTCCCGTAGGCTTCAATCCTTTTATTAAACGAGACTTTGTTTTGTAATTATAGTGAGACACCAATCAATCATTATTTCTTTTTGGACTTTTTATGCATTTGCACTTCGTGTTTTTTTACATCTTTCTTAGATATCTTCTTAGCTTCTTTATAAGCCACATTTTTCATCTCTTTCTTACTGCATTTAGATTTCATTTAATGACCCTCCGGAAAGTTTGTTATCGTAGATCTTGCCTGCCTTTCTTTTTATTTCCATACACAACTTCAGCTTTACCATTTTCAGCACATTCTGCTTTTTTAATAATATCGATTATTTCTACCCAACCGTCGCCATTACAAA